CGAAAGAGATGGGCGGAGGTGATCCGTTTATAGCTCGATACAGCGCTGAGTCACTAATCAACTGGAAAACGGTAGAGGGGAAGCCCGCCGAGTTCACGCTGGCTGTGTTCAGGGAGACGCGACCGAGCGATCCAGATGATATCTACGGGCACGAGACAGAAGTAGTATTCCGTCGCTATCTGCGTGTCGGCGCTGGTGTCGAGGTGTCGCTATGGCAGATTGTCGAAGAAGATGAAGTCTTGATTGGTGAGCCGGTAATGCTGCCGGTTAAGTTCATGCCGATCATTGCGGTAGGCAGCATTGACTCACTACCGAATTGCGATCCTATACCACTGCTGCCGGTGGCTCGTGGTGCTCTGTCGTACTACCGCAAGAGCGCGGACTATGAGCAGTCGTTACACCTACACGGCCAGCCAACGCCGTGGGTGTCTGGCATCACTGAGGAGCAATATAATTTGATACTGCTCCAAGGTGTCGGTTCTGGATCACTGTGGCACTTGGGCGAGAGCGGTGAGGGCAAGGCCGGATTCTTGTCAATTGATAGTGCTCTTGGCGAGCACCGCGTGGCAATGGAGGACGATCTAAAACAGGCTGAGAGTTTCGCTGTACGGGTGACACAGCAGTCAGACACACCAGAGTCAGGGGTGGCGATTGCAAAGCGGGCAGCCGCACAGCACGCCAGTATCTACACGATAGCGGATAGCGTGAGCATTGCCGTCACAGCGGCACAGCGGATGCGGGCAGCGTGGGCAGGCCAGCCGGAGCCGGAGGACTTCGTGCTAAACGCGGAGATTGAAGATGACTACGCAGGCGAGCAGATGATTCAAGCGCTCGACTCTGCAATCAACAGCGGCAACGCCCCACAATCGGCCATGTTCGAGGCGATACGCAAGACAGGATTGTCTGAGAAGTCTGACGACGAAATGCGCTCAGAGATCGAGACAACCGGCGGGCTAACGTTTGGCGGTGATGACGATAACGAAGCAGAGCCGGTGGCCGTAGATGCTCCAAGCTGATAGCGATAAGCTGCTCCGGCGGCGGCTATATGTCCAGCGCTTTGTTACGTCGGTGTTTAACGATGTGGCAAAGTCGAACCGTCCGCTTGATCGTGAGCTGATAAACACGATAGTGGAGTTCGTGGCTGATGCTGATGAGAAAACGCTCTTCGCACTATCACAGCAACGCACTAGCAACGCGGATGCTGCCGCGCTACTGGCCGCCATCAGGGAGATAATCAAGCAGCAAGCTACAGCGGCGGCAGCACTGGTTAAAGGGCATGCTATACAGCTCATCGAGAGCGAGGCTGCCGTCACTACGGCTGCGATGGGTGAGACTGCCACACCAAGCGTGCGGGGCGTAGCATCGTTGCCGATATCTGGAACAGCACTCGCCGTTATTATTCCAGCAGCTTATGCGCTGTATGCCAAACGGCTGCTATCAGAGGTGACGAAATCGGCTGGCACTGGACCCGCCGACATTGTGCGAACGATCCGAGGCACAAGAGCCGAGGGCTACAAGAACGGATTGCTCCGGTGGCGCGACGATAGACTGCTCAGGCCAAACGTTGACGGTATTATCAACGGGGCCGCGTCAAATGCGGCCGAGCATGTTTTCAAAGGCTTCCAAGTGGTTCAGGTAGACCACCTGGCGACGCTGGACTACAGGACGTGCGCACGATGCTACGCGGCAGAGATGAATGGGCCGTATGACATTGGCACGCAGCCACGGATACAGATACACCCGGATTGTCGGTGCATAAACATACCGCACACCGGCGATGATGTACGTCGGGAGCGGGGGTTCGTTAAAGATGACCGATCAGTCAAAGACATTCCCCAAGCCTACCCTGGCGACAAAACGCGGGGCGGCAAGATCGGCACGACTCGCGACAACATAGAGCAGTTTTTCGGGCGCATGAGCGATGCCGACAGGCGGGACTACATGGGCAAGACAAGATTCGAGCTGTACAAGGCTGGCAAGATTGACATAGGTGATCTAGTCAAAGAACGAACGCTCAGGCCGTTACGTCTGGACGAATTACCAGGGCTATAACATGCCGTTTACTACTAAACGGAATCCAATTACCAGTAAACGGCAAACAAACACGGGCCGGTGGCCCATTAATCACATAGGTGGTACCTAAATCATGGCATTTGCATTTAAGGATATTGAAGGAATCGACCCAGAGCTGGCGACAACTCTGGACGCTGACAATTTGATACAAACCGCGATAAGCAGTTACGTCGCCACAAGCTCAGAGAACCGGAAAACGGTAGCTGTGGCGGATATTAAAGCGAAACTGAATACGATGGGGGCAAAGCTCGAAGCGGCGGAGGCAAGGCTTGCTGGCGTTGCTGACATTAGTGCTGATGAGTTAAAGGCGCTCAGGCTGTCAGCAGACAAGAACCCCGAGCTACAAGCCACGCTGGACGCTATGAAGAAGAAGTCTGATGACGCAAGTGCGGCGTTCGATGCACAGTCAGCAAAGATGCAGGAGCTGCAAGTGTCGCATGTTCTTACCCAGTCGATCAATCAATTCAACACTGAGAACCCGACTGTGGCGGTGAAAGCAGACATGGCCGATGTGGTCACAATGCTGGCCGCCAACGCTCTGCGCTTCGATCCCGAGTCAGGCACTGTTCGTGTGCATAACACAAACGGTGATATAATAGCGACAGATAGTGGTGCGGCAACTCCGGTTGACTGGCTCAAAACACTACGGAGCGAACGGCCTAGCCTGTTCACTACTCCGACTGGAAGCGGTGCTTACGGTTCAACGCAATCCGGCGGTGCCGACAGAAAGACCTTCACCCGTGCGGATTACGATGCCATGACGCCTGAACAGCGCAATAGTATCGGGGCCTCACATACTTTTACCGATTAATCGAGGCTCAACATGGCTAACACTCTCACCGGTCTAATTCCGACCATTTACACCGCGTTGGATATTGTCCGGCGTGAACTGATTGGCTTTATACCCAACGTCACTATCGACGCATCGGCAAGCTCTGCTGCTGTCGGTCAAACGGTCCGCGCACCAGTCGTGCCCCAAGGATCGCTGGAAAACATAACAGCGGGTGCAGCTCCGGCGGCGTCTGGCTCACAAACAATTGGCTACACCGATGTAACGATCAGCAATTCCAAAGCGTACCCGATCTTGTGGAACGGCGAGGAGCAACTATCCGTCTCAGGGCAGTACAGCGCTATCGTCGCCAATCAGTTCGCTCAAGGCTTTCGTACTCTTGCCAACGCTGTCGAGGCAGACTTGGCGGGCTTGTACGTTAACGCCGCACGCGCAACTGGTACCGCGGGCACAACCCCGTTCGGCACTATCAACGTGCATTCTGACTGGGCACTGGCTAACAAGTTGCTTGATGAGATGGGAGCGCCTTCCAGCGATAGAGCTATGATCGTCGGCTCTGCTGCTCGTGCTTCAATCGAGGGCATTCAAGCAGGATTGTTCCGCGCTAATGAGGCGGGCACTGATGCGCTACTGCGTAACCGCGTGATGCGTGAGATTCACGGCTTTACGATGGGCTACTCTGCTGGCATATCAAGTCACACGAAAGGCACTGGCGCGAGCTGGTTGCTAAACGATGCCAGCTCTGCTGCTGCTGATGTGATCCTGGCGGCGGATGGTGGTACCGGAACGATTCTGGCCGGTGATGTCATCACGCTAGCGGGTGATACCACTAAACACGTTGTCGGCACAGCGTTGGCCGGTGGCAACCTGACTATCAACGAAGGGCTAGACGCGGGGCTAGCAGACGATGCAGCTATAACAGTCGGCGCGTCTCATGTGCCGAATATGTATTTTCATCGCAACGCTTTGTTGCTCGCTGCCCGTGCTCCTGCAATGCCTGCCGGTGGTGATGATGCCGATGATGTGATTACGGTCACTGACCCAGTATCGGGGCTGACGTTCCAAGTTGCCATGTATCGCCAGTATCGTCAGGTGAAGATTGAGATAGGACTCGCGTGGGGGGTAGCAGCTCCTAATAATAAGTTTTGCGGCTTATTGCTAGGCTGATGGTTAAAACCGTCAAAATGGAACGCGACGGGAAAGCCGCTAATGTCCATCCAAACGAGGTCGAGAATTTTCGGCTTCACGGGTGGGCATTAGTTGCCAAGACTGCTGCCCGTAAGAAGGCAGCAGTTAAACCCAAGCCCGCCAACCCAAACGATAAGGCACATTAACCTATGGCACTC